GCTAATAAGACAGAACGCATTAGCGCACCCGATACCAAACATGACGATTACTGTGATAGTTCAGTTTTAGGTATACATGCAACTTTAGCTATGTTACCCGGTACTGCAACGGTGGCTGCTTCCCAAACTGGTTACTCTAGAGCTAATCAGCAACTAAATTCTAATATAGGTAGACATTCAGGAGTTTCCCTTTTTAGAACAAAAGGACGTAATTTCAATCCAAAAGGTAAGTTTTCATTATGACGAAATCTTTATATACTGATACCAATTACTATTTAAGTGGTAGCCATGGCGATTTTTGACAGAGTACGAAGAGCTTTCGCCACAACCGGAAGCGAACCTCCCTTTAAAGAGGATGACCCAGTAAGTTTTGGAGCAGGTATAATCAAACGATTAAACCTATCTAATAACTTTTCTTATGGGACTAAAAAGAAGTATGAAGAACATTTAGGAAGACCTAGAATATATATGGACGTATATCTATCTGACCCTATAGTTAGAAGTTTGATAGACCTTCCTTGTTTTTATGCAGTTAAGGATAATTTTGATATCGTAACAGATGACGATGATAAAAGAGAACGCATAGAAGAAATGTTTAGAGATATAAACATAGAGAATATTTTATATGGTTGGGTCAGGAACGCCAGAATTTTTGGAACAGGCTACTTAGAATGGACTGGAGACAATCTAGTTTTACGTTCTAGCCAGAATATGTATGTCCAAAGAAATGAACATGGACAAATTAAATACTATTATCAAGATATTGGTGATGATAAAGATAATATTCATTTTGAACCTGAAGAGATATGTGCTTTATTAAATAACCCTTTTGATGATTACGCGTATGGGTTATCAGATATTCACCCTATTCTTTATTTAATAGATTTAAAAGATTATGCAGAAAGAGATATAGGAGCTGCTTTGAATAAATACGCTTCGTCTCGATTTGATATATCATGTGGTTTACCAGATATGCCTTACGGACCTGATAAGATTAATGAAGTAGTAGATGCTTTTAACAACTTAGCTCCGGGCGAAGATATCATTCACGGTAATGATATAGAAATTAAAGAACTTCAAGGGACTCAACGTGCCTTTGAATACGGTAAATATACAGATGATATATTAGATAAAATACATATGGCATTAAAGGTCCCTAAAACTATGTGGACTGACCCAGATAAGGCTCGTCCAATTTTCGAACCTTATGTAAGATATCTACAAACTATGATTGAATCTGCTTTGAATGCCCAGTTAATGCCTCAAATAGAGGATGGCGAAGCTAAATTTAAGTTTAGGCAAATTAATGTAGAAGACGCCTTTACTAAAGCAAAGACAGATATGATTTATTTATCTGAAGGAGTATTATCACCCGGCGAAGTTAGGGAAGAGAGAGGTCTCGACCCAGAAGGAGTAGTCGAATTAGATATGTTAAAGGATGTAGCAGTTAAACAAGCTGGACAATCAGATAAGAACGCTAATGTTTCTGGTGGAAAAGACACCGACAAGAAAGAAGAGAGCGCTAGAGCACAGAATCGTGGTAATCAACCCGCTGCCAATGCGACAGGAGATAGAGCATGAGTTATGAAAAATGTGTAGTATCCGTAGGAGCTACCTTAAAAAAGCGTGGTGTTGATAATCACGAAGGGCTAGCTAGTTCTATGTGTAATACATGGGCGGACCAGAACGGTGTAGAGAGGGAGTTTGGAAGAACTCTAGTAGAAGGAGATAAAAGAAGAACCTTTGCTTTATCATTAGGAGAAAGCGAAGATATATCATTTACTGAAGAGGAAGGAGTACAAACAGCAACATTTCCTGTTATTGCTATAACTTCAGGGCCTCATGAGTATGAAGAAGATGATATACAGCAAAAGGTTTATATAGAACCTGAGGTGTTAAGAAAGGATATAGAAAGTTTTAAAGAGCTTCCTATATATCTGAACCATCAAAGGACATCAGACGATTTAATTGGCATGGCTGCTAATCCTGAGGTGTTTGAGATGGATAATGGAATGACCGCAATTAAGATGTTAGCTACTGTAGATAACAAGACTGAGAGTGGTAAAGAAGTGCTAGAAAAAGTAAAGGAAGGGGATATGACTCATGTAAGCATTGATTGGTTTTCCAATGATGTAGATGTGATGGGTGATACATTCGCAACGAATATTCGCCCTACAGAGGTGAGTTTTATTGATAATAATACAATGGACCCCGTCTGTAAGGAATGTACAATTGAAAATGATAATGAAACGTGTGATTTACATGCTGAGAAAGATAACCACGACTGCGGTTGTGGAGGTCATGAAGGAGCGTGTGAATGTTCAGACGGGAAACAAGAGGTAATAAATATGACTGAAGAAACTCCTGTGAAATCCGAGGCAGAAAACATAGTCGAACGTGAATTTGCGTCACTACGTACACAACTTGAAGAAGCAGAAGCTTCAAAAACGGAAATTGAATCCCAGTATAATGATGCTATGAAAGAAATCGAAGCATTTAAATTAGCTGAGGAAGAGAGAGCCGCTAAAGAAGCAGAAGCTAGAAAAGTTGAAACCGTAGAAGCAATTATATCCAAAGAAATCTTATTCAATACAATTGATGAAGACAAAAAGGATGCACGCGTCGAGGAATTAACTGCTTGGGATGAACCAAGGCTGACTGGTTTCAGCGAAGCTCTTGCTGCAATGCCGGTACCTGAAGAGACCGAAAGAACCTTCGGAAAGGGTAAATCCAACGAGGGTGAAGAACTGTCTCCAACAGAGACCGAAAGGCAATTTGCAGTCAAGATGGACGAAAAAACTGGGCGATTTAAATTGAACCCAGAAGTACTAAGAGGTAATTAAATATGGCAACAGAAATATTACTGAATGACGGTGGTGCACCAGCACGTATCTTACCGTTCGTAGCAGCAGAAGACTTAACTGCTGGATATGCATTAGCAATAAATTCCAGTGGCGAAGCAAAGCTCGCGAACTCAGGCGACAGCGAATTTGCTGTAGTCGGATACGCACTAACAACCATTACGTCAGGAAACATAGCCAGTGTCATTACTGGACACGGTGTTGTTCTTAATGTATATTGCGACAACGTTAATGCAGGCGTAGGTATGATGCTCGGTACAACCGACGGTCAACTTATAGCAGCAACTAACGCAACAACCAAACCCGGTTGTCAAGCAACTACATTGGAAAACAATTCCGGCGCAGGGTTAACAAAGGTAGTAACCCACTAGGTAGGTAGATAACATGGTCGCATTATCAGATAATACAGCACCCGGTCTTCTGACCTCCCTTAACACTGGAGCTTACGCAGCTACCGGTGGTACCGGAGAACGTGTACTCATAGATTATAAGGACGCAATCAAAGATTATAAGGTCACAGACCTTGCAGCTTTGAGTATGTTCACAGAACCTATGACGACAGAGACTGGCGGTGATATTGATATCACATTCGCAAAGCCCTCAATGGGCATGGAAGAAATCAACGAAGGAAACACTCCTAAGTATCAACACACTAACTTACGCTCCGAGAGAGTGTCTGTTGGCGAGTGGGGACTTGCAGTAGGTGTAACCCGTCGTATGATAGAAGATTCAAGATTTAACGAAGTAGAGATGGCTTTAAATGAAGCACGCAGAGCAGTAGACCGTCACATGACGAAACATACAATCTACGCATTGCTCGGTATTTACGACGCAGGTTTCGGAACCGGTGTCGACGGAGCAAACATTATTCAATCCACAACTGAGGCTAACATTGTAGACTTTAGCGATAACGTCTATGGTGGTTTCCTAGGTTCTGGGTCAGAAATTAACGTAGGACGTAACTATTCATACGGTCTAACAGCATCTGGCACCCTTCAATCAAGTCACTACATACAAGCAAACAGTTCAACAGCTGGAGCAATAGCTCTAGGTGATTTAACTGACGCTATGGAATTAATTGGTGGACACGGCTTTAACGCTACGACACTAATGGTTTCCCCAGCTCACTACAAGAGTCTTTTGAATTTAGCAGACTTTACTACAGCAATAAGCACCACGGCAAATGCGTCGTTCCCTTATGTCGTAGAAGAAACTGCTCCATTCAAAGGCACACTTGGAAGTGGTCTTGTAGGTAGCATCTATGGTTTAAACATTGTTACAAAC